CGACAGCTCCCCCTCGTCAGTAGAGCACTCATCAAACCCCATGAACGTCGCCCCGGTGCTGGCGTGGATGGTGGGCCGAGCGTTGGCGACAGCGTTGCGCACGTCTTGGATCAGTGCGTTCAGGTCGGCGCTGATGCTCGAGTCGGTGTTCTTCACCATGCCGAAGATGAAGATTTCGAGGCTCACTTCCTGGCGGCCGCTGACGGCGGGCTCGGAAAACAGCTCGGAGCCGACGCGGGTGTAAAGGACCGCGCTGGACGGCGACTCGTTGGCCTCCTTGTATCCGGCCACCACCGCAGGCGTAGTGTTGAAGCCCGACAGGGAATTGATCGCTTTCAGGGCAGTGATGACGCCCTCGAGCACCTGGTGGCGGATGTTGGTGCTGATCGTCGGCATTACAGTTCTCCCACGGCGCCGTCAGCCAGGATCTTCTCGAGTTCCTTGACTTTCGCGTCGATAGTTCGCTTGAGACCTGGCCGCGCCTGAACCCGCGAGTTCCCATACTCATGGACAGGCGCGTATATCAGGTCTGATCCGTATGCGCCGGCCATCTCGTCGATCAAGATTCGCCGCGTGTAGCTACGAGACAGGCCGCCGGTACGCACGGTCAGTTTCTCGGGGTGCGGGGGGCCGTCACCGCCGCGAATCCACTCCTGCCGCTTGTGATGGCGCTCGACCACGGCCAGGGCCTTCTTCATGTTCTTCATGAAGCCGCGCTCTACGAGCTTCTGGCCGCCGCCGCCGAGAATCCAACCGCTGCCGTGCTCGACCATTTCTGGCGTGATGTTGATCATCTCAATACACCTTGTATCGCTGCCAAACGTGGCGCACGCTGGCCGGGATGTCGGTGTTCTCGAACGTCGTGCTGAACCCCTCGCGGGTCTCGCTGGTCACGCCCACGCGCCCCTCCGCGCGATCCTTCGCCGCCTTGATGTACTCGCAGGCGCTCTGCTTGATGTCGTCGGGAGTTGACGTCCAGCCACCGGTGTATGTGAGCTTTAGCCGGTACGACGACCCATACCCGCGGTCAGCGTGCGAGTGCAGCTTGAGGCGGCCGGTGTCCGCGTTGAGGTCGTAGTCGTCGGTCGTGAGCGTCTCGTCGAGGTCGCCCCCGTAGTACAGCTCGACCGTGAACGTGCTAGCGGTGTCTACCGGGGTCGCCCGCAGGTAGACGACAGGGACGGCCGGAGGCGGCAGCATCTCCTCATACGACAGCTCGCCACTTGTGATCCGCTCGCGGCCGGTGTACCGAAGGAAGGCCGCAGAAGCGGCGTTAATGTAGTGGCGCACTGCGTCACCGGCGAACCCGGTGCCGAATAGATCGGCCACAAATGCCTCAGTGACGATAGGGTCAGACGTCAGCGTGACGGCCACAGCGCACCCCCTCGCTCATGACCAGATAACCATCATCGGGCACCACAAGGTACTCGCACTCGCGGCCAGCGATGATCTGCACAGCGCAGCCGTGGTCCCCGAGCATGACGCCTAGCTGTTGCTCCACGAGTTCGGCGTATGCCGTTGCCAGGCGTGCGCCCACTACGCACCCCTCGGCTTGCGGCCGCGGCTGCGAGGCGCGTTCTCGGTAATAAGCTCCTTGGACACCTTCTTGGCCGGCTCGACGGGCGCGACCACGTTGGCGTCAACCAGGTGGCCGACGTTGACGGTCGAATGCACGTCTTCGCCTTCGAACTCTTGGCCGGGCTCGGTCAGCAGCTTTCCGGTCTTGAGCTTGAGTTCGCACGGAACCAGCAGCTTGTATCGCACGGTCTTGCCTTCCGTTGGTGGCCCCGGCGGGTTTTCTCCCCGCCCGCCGGGGCCGTATCCACCCTTACAGGCGAGGGTGGCGCTCTACGACAGAGACGTGACGACGGCCTGGGTGATCTCACCCTTGTTGCCCAGGCCATAGTCGGCGTGGGTCTTGACCATCATCCAGGTCTCGTTGTGGGTCCACCCGCTGAACGCGTTGAAGTCAACGATCCAGCTTCCGCTCCAGGCCACGACGACCTTCCGCAGCGGCGCGAGAACGACGCGGTTCGTCGTACTCTTGCAGCTCGGGTGGGTCAGGAAGTCGTAGCCCATGATCGAACCGGGCACGCCACGCCGCGGGTCGCCCCACGTCAGCATGCCGGTCAGCTCGCTAGAGCCGACGGCCTCGGAGGCCAGCACGGTCGCCACCGCGTCGGTGGTGATGAACTGGTACTCGCCGCGGTCCGCGGCGCCCTCGATCGCGTCGATGGCCTCGCCGACGAACGTAGCCACGTTGGCGAACGTCGGGGTGGCCAGGGCAGTCTCGGTGTTGACCGTGCCACCGTCGCCGGCATCCTGAATGATGCCGTCACTCGGGTGGCTGCTGTCCTCGTCGCCGATCAGGACGCCGGTTTCGATGGCCCGGACGCCCTTGCTGATCATCCGCATCGCGAAAGCGTCCGCGATGTTGATGTCAGCCGACTGCAGAAGCTCGTTCGCGAACTTCACGTAGTCGGCCAGCAGCACCGGCCGCAGGTTGTCGGCGCCGAAGGCGATCGGGCCGGCATCCTGGGTAGCCTCACCGCCCTGGCTGACGCGCCAGGTCATGGTGGGCAGCGTGCTGTCGTAGGGGCAGTCGATGGCCTTGCCCGGCGGGACGGTGATCTTCATGAAGTACGGCCAGAGCTGGCCGTGCGTCTCGGTGATCTCCCGGATGGTCGGCATCAGGATGTCGGGCACGAAGTACCCGCCCTGCGCGTCGGTGGTGGTCACGTAGTCAGCGGCGGTCTTGAGGTGGTCGGGAAGCGTCCCGCGCTTCTGCTGCCAGTAGGCCGCCTGGATGAATCTGCTGAACTCCTGGCGGAAGTCCACGCCACCGCTCTTGCCGAAGCTGCTTTCGGCCATCTTGCGGTACTGCGCCACGTCCTTCGCCAGGACATCGAGCTGCTCGGCGGTCGCGTTGCTCCTCTCGGCCAGGACCGACAGGTCGGCCTTGGCCTTCTCAACGTCGTCGGCGGTCGTGCGCATCTTCTCGAGATCCGCAGCAACGCCCTTGATCTGGTCACCCAACTGGGTGATCATCGTTTCATCCATGAGAGGATTCCTTTCCTCTTGTGGCCCTGGGGCGGGCGTCCCTTGCTTGCCGGCTAGGCGCCCGTCCCTCCGTTTTGCTTGCCAGTTCCTCGCCCCAATGCCCCCTAGACGGGGGTGCGGGCTCGGGTCAAAGCGTCCAGCGCATCCTTGACGGCGCGCTCATTGGCCTTCTCGCGCTCGGTCACCAAGCGCATGGCCTCACCCTCTAGCGCACGCAGGCGCTGCTCGTATTGATCAAGCCGCAGGGACACCTCGGCGGCCATGTCGGCGTACTCGCTGTAAGCCTTGCTGACGGTCCGCGTGCCGGGGTTCATCCCCTGGTTAACCGCGCTCACCTCGTCGAGATGCTGCTCGAAAAACGTATACCCGCCGTGCTCATTGGCCTCGTACTTGCCTTCGACGGGGCGAAAACCCACGCTCCACTCGGTCAGGAATCCCTCGCGGTACTTTCGGTCAAGCTCGGCGGCGAACGGATCGGCCATGTCGAAGCTCACGCGCAGCAGCAGGCGGCCGTCGTCCACGGCGGCGCTGGCGTTGGCCAGGTTAGGCCGGAAGGGGTCGTGCATCCAATAGACCCGGCCGCGAGAGTTGTAGTCCTCTAGCAGCCAGCCGGCGCCCTTCTCGGACTCTCCCTGCACGATGATGTCGCCGGCATAATCAACGCCATCGGTGGACACGACGGCCACGATGGGGCCGCCCTTCTTGGCGTCGATCACCTTGCCGGTGTAGAGCTTGCGGTGGGTGTCCATGTCAGTCCTCCACGACCGGGATCGTCTCGCAGCGACAGTTGATCACGTTGCCCGCCGACCCGCCGTTCTCTTGCGGGTGGTGCAGGTTCGTCGAAAAGCGGTCCCCGATCCGCACGACCTCGCCGTCAGCGCTGGCGTGGTCGAACTCGCTGTTCTCGCCATCGCGGGTCATCTCATCAAGCGACGTGACCCACTCGTGTTTCTTGAAGTCCTGGTTCGCCATTTCAGAGTAGCGGGCCGAATTGTAAGCTGTACCGGTCTCGGTGCGGGCGATGGTGGCGGCGCTTTTCCTGGTCAGGGTCGAGAACACGTCGCGCAGCCTGGAGACTACCCAGCCGACGCTCTCGTTCTGTTCGACGGCCGCATCGATCAGTCCGGTTACGGCTTCTGCGATGCTCGCGGACCAGTTCGCGCCCGTCTCGCGGACGAGCCACCCGCGGCGCTCCCGCAGGATCGCCTGTACTTCTGGCGTGAACGAGATGGCCTTCACGCGGTCGTGCCAGGCCAGCATCTTACCGTCGACGATCTCCTGCACGCTGGCCACGCCGATCTGCGCGGCCTCGACCTGCCCCGGTTCCACGGCCTCAACGATCCCGTCGCCGATCCTGGCCCGAAGGTCTCGCACGCCGCTGACGGCCTGGGCCGCGGCGGCGGCGCTCATGCCGCGCTCGTTTACCGCGGCACGGACCAGGTCTGACACGTCGCGCTGCAGGTTCGCGTTGAGTTCCTTAAGGCGGTTCCACGTAGAACGTTCGATGCGGTCGAGCCGCCGCTGTCGCTGCGCCTTGAATCGGTAGTCAAGCGCACGTTTGCGAATGATCTCGTTCGTCAGCCCCTTGGTTATGGACCGCTGCTCCGGCTCGGGCGCCGGCTCGGGGTCGTCGTCCAGGGCCTCGCCAATGACCATGTCCTCGTCAGCGAATCCCGTGCCCAGCTTGCTGTTCACCGCCGCCATCGGAACGCCAGCGTTGACATAGACCGCAAATGTCTGCGCGATCTCCTGCTGGTCCTCCTGCATCGCAGGCGTCTGCGACAGGTCGAATCGGACATAAGTACCGAGCCCTCTGTCGTAGACGAAGAACTTGTCCCAGGAGTCCTCGAGGGATCGCAGCATCGGGACCATGGTTTGCTGCCAGTACAGCTTGATGGCCTCGGGCGCCGACTTGTACTGCGCTGCGTCGTCGTCTCCGATTAGGACTGGCGCCATGCCGTAGACGTGGCAAATCTTATCCTTGCTGGCGTTCTGCATCGCAAGGATGTCGAGGTCTTCCTTGGTAAAGTCAGGGTTCTGAAGCGTCAGCCCATAGGGCAGGACGACGTCATGCGTCGCTGAGCCTTCGCCAGGCCGGCGACGCGCCAACTCGCGCAGTAGCATCTCAGCCTGATCTGGCTGCAGGCCCACGTCGGTGCTCAGAACGAGGCCACGCTCACCACCCTTGCCCACCATGCTGGCCTGTAGCCTGTCGCCGTAGCGGTCGATGGCCAGGGCTTGCGCGGCAGCCTGGAGCGGGGAGATGCCGCGGAACGGGTTGCTGGGGTTTTCTTCGCCCGTCCAAAAAACCTCACGCGCGGCCTTCTGAAACCCCACGTTGCCCTGACGGAACTCCCACGCGTACAGGCCGTCCTGACCGGACACCTTCTCCTTCCAGCCCCTGGGGTCGTGCCAGGGGTATACCTCGGCCAGACTCTCGCTGAAGGTCCAGAAGCATTCGCCTCGATAAACCCGCATAAGGACGGTGAAGGCGATCAGGCGCCGCGTGGTCATCGCGCTATTCGGCATCAAGAACAGCGACCTGACCTTGTCGCCTGGCGCCACGACGGACTCGAAATCGTCGGGGTCGCGCAGGAACACCAGCGGGACGCCAGCGGCGTCCATAGACAGGCGACGGATGCAGGCGTAGGCGACAGCGCAGTTCTCGTAGGCGCTGGCCACCATTGGGTCAGTCGAAATCTCGGAGGCGTTGATCTTTCCCTGCGCCCACATAGACTCGAGGTTGAACGTCGTGGCCGCCTTGCGATCTGCTGCGCACAGGGGGGAAGGGGGCCGGGCGTCTGTCTTGCCCCGGAGGCTGTCATAGGCCAACCTGATGCGATTACCGATTGTCATGCTGCCACCAGGATGATGGGGTTGCGCCCTCGCGAGTGATCGATTCCGGCGACCATGTACCTGATGCTGTCTGGCGCGTGGTCGTCAACCTTCAGCGGGGCCTCTTTCACCTCCGAACCCTCGCGCTCCCCAGCGTATCGGTAGGTATCCATCTCGCGGACGTGATCGGTCAGGTGGCGGGCGATCCGCAGCCGGCCGGCCACCAGGCGGGTCTCGACCTTGACGATCCCCTCCTTGACGCTGCTGCGCTCCAGGCCGCCCTTGGTCCGGGGCGCCGGCGAGACAGGCAGGCCGGCCGCACGCAGCTCCTGGATCGTGCCCGGGTCGGCGGGGTCGGCGAACCACGTCTGCACCGGGTACTGCTCCTGCAGCCGGCGCATGGCGTCGATCAGGTCGGGGTTGGTCATCTCGCGGGCGTACAGGCCATCGACGATATCCAGCCGGTCGTCGCGGTCGATGCCACCAACGGACACCGCCGTGGGGTTGCGGAACCCGAAGTCGATCCCGCCCCACCATTCGCCGTAGCGGCCCGGGTCCACTTCGTCGAACACCGCCTCGCACTCGGGCGTGAACGTCTTGTACACCTTGCCGGCGAACGTGACGAACTCCGCGCCGTACTCCTGGCGGAAGTACCACTCGGGGGTGTCGCGCCGGGCTTCCTCGATCTCCGCGCTGTGGATGAACGGGTTGGTCCAGCTCGGCATCTGCCAGGACGCCCAGGACGACCAGGCTACATCCTGGCCCCGCTGGTACATGTCGTAGAACCAGTTGCGGCCGTCCGGGGTGCTGATGAACACCGCGCCGCCGCGACGGTCGGACAAGGTGGGCCGCAGCTCTGCGCGCCAGGTGTTGGCGGGGATGAACGCAGCCTCGTCGAGGATCAGCAGGTCGATGCCCGGCCCGCGCAGGGACGAACCATCGGCGGACCGGAACGCGATCCAGCCGCCACCTGGCAGGTGGATCTCGCGGTCGGCGTAGCGGATGCGGTGGCCGGGGATCTTGCGGGCCAGCGGCTCGATCTTCTCCCAGCCTCGCCGGGTGATCTCCGTGGTCGGCGCCACCCACCAGACGACGCCGCCGCCCAGTGCGGTGGCCAGGGCCAGGACGGCGCAGAGCTGGGTCTTGCCCCACCGCCGGCCGCAGGCCAGGACCTTGAACCGCGCATCGCTCAGGCGGATCTGGTTCTGCAGGGGGTACAGCGGCGGGAGCTTAACCCTCATCGTCGGCCTCCGGCTCGATGGGGGCCGACCACTCCAGCTCGACGACATCCTGCTGCTTGACCTCGCGCTTCTCGACCAACTGCCCGGTGGCCTTCAGCCACAACTCGCTGCCGCGATAGACGTTTACCCGGTCACCATCTTGCGCCGCCTCGTTCATGGTGCGCCAGATCAGATCGAGCGCCTCCGCCTTCGAGCCCAGGCTGGCGACGGTCGCCTTGCCTTGGATTCGCTCGACCTCGGAGGCGATCTTAGGATTTCGAAGAAGTTGGGAGGCCTGGTCACCTGCCGTCTTGCGGCTGTACCCAGCACGAATAGCGGCCTCGGTAGCTGTGCAACCGGAAGCCACCTCGACCGCGAACGCTCGCTGCTGTGGGGTCAGTTTTCTTGCCAACGCCCTCGCGGGCGGGCGGGTTGATTTGAGATCCTTCTCAGCGCCGCAGTGGTGCCGCTCTGCTCCGTCAGTCCCGCCCGCCAAGCGAACCATACGCTCGGCGCCGGTGCGGCTGCCGCACTAACTTGGCAGCACGCGAGATCGCACGTAGGTAAGGTCGAGCGGCAGATGCGTAACGAGAGCGGCTACGACGTGCTCAGGCTCGCCTCGCCTGGACAGGAATCGCTTTAATTGGTCTGACGATAGCCTGCACCTGGTTGCAATGCGGTCGTAGTTTTCGCCGGTCTGGAATGCGTAGGCGAGGACTCGCCTGCGGACCTCGTCGATGTCGCCAGATGGCAGGCCGGTTTCCACTAGTCCCCCTTTCGCTTCGCGCACGAATCGGCGCACCACACATCCCGCCCGTTTGTTGCCAGCGGCTTTCCGCACTCCGGGCACTGTTCCTCGCTGAACCAGCAGGTTTTCCCGCGATTATCCATCGCACCCACACTCCGCATCACCGTCGGCGCAGGAGCCGTCGCAGCGGGATGGGTTATGCGCGCGCATATCGGCGCGCATATGTTGCATATCGACAACGTACTTGTAGCTGTTGTCCCACACGTCCTCAACGACGGCCAGGAATTCGGCCCACGTCATGCCGAGTTCTCGGCACTTGACGGCCGCCGCGTGCATCCCGATAGCGGCGACCCGGCAGGCGGTGTCTCGATCACTCATCGCTGGCCTCCTTCGGCTCCGCGTCCTCCGCGCAGTAGCATCCGTCCGCGCCGTCTCCGCACTCCGGGCAGATACCGAGCCGCGCTCTCGTCGCGTCCAGCTTCTCGATTGCGCCGTACATGGCGAACAGGTGCTGGTCCACGATGTCGGAGTGGGCGACGACGCAGGCGCGGGATTCTTCGACTACTGCTGCCATGGCGTGCCGCTCCTCATTCAGCCGCTCGACCTCATCCTCGGCCAATCCCCTGGCGCGAGACAGGATGTCGCACTCGGCCCGCAGCCGCTCGACCTCGGCCTGAACCCTCAACAGCCTGTCGAGGTTGATGGCCTGGATGGGCTGATTGCACCGCGGGCAACTGGAGCGATGGTTGGTGCTCGGATGAAACCCTCGGATTCCGTTGTACTCCTTGGCAGGGCACCCACACACGTACACGATCCTGTCCTCGCGCTCATTCTCGGCAAAGTCTTTTGTTCTGGACAGAATACCGACCTCGTACTCAAGTTCTCGGATGCGTCGATTGGCCGTCGAAAGCTCCCCCCGCAGCCGATCAATTGCATCGCCGCGCCCAAGCGCAACTTCCATCCAATCGCTCTTGTCCATCACTCCCAGCCTTTCTCGCCGGCAATCGCCTGTACGCCTGGCCACGTCGCGTACAGAGGCGTCATCCGGTCGCGCAGTTCGCGCCACAGGATCGGGACGACCCTTCGGTACAGGCCGTGCGCCGGCTCGTCGGTTAGGCGCGCCATGAACTCCGCCAGGCTGCCGTCCCAGCATCCGGCAACGACGCGAATGCCGACGTCGCGATCACGGTGGAGTGTGATGGTGCGCTCCTCGGTGCCGACCTGACCCAGCGTGATGTAATCGGAAGTAGTGGCGATGTCCCCAGCGCCGCACACCTGCGCCGAGCCGTACACCTGCGCCGAGTCTCGCACCCGGGCAGATGCCTCGACACGGACCTCGCCATCGCTATCTGTCAGCCAACCGTGCGGGCTGTAAAACGGACCAATGTCTGTCTGGATGAGCTCCATCACTCCCCGCTTTCTGCGGCCTCAAGCCGCGTTGATGGTTTCGATCTCCACGACCACCCGCCCCCCGCGTACCACGTCGCAGCGGATGATGCGGAGGTCGTCGATGTTCTCGTCGTCTTCGATGACCCCGGCGTGCTGCAACGAATCCAGCAGCGCCTTGGGTATGTTGTCTAGGTCCCGGCGTCGTCTGTCGGGCGGGTACACAGCGAGCACGACCGACAAGCGGCCTGGCGTCGTCCGTGTGCCACGCACGGTGGCCGCCACGGCCTCGCGGTAGGCCCGGCCCTTGCGGCTTATCAGGGACCGCACAGAGCGCCCCATGGGAATGTGCCGCCAGTAGGTGTTGAGGCTGGGCGGCCAGGGGAGGACTAGGCGGGTCATCGCTGGCCCCCTGACAACGCAGTCTCGCGCTCCCGATGATCGCCCTCTTGCGTCCATCCACATCCGCACCAGTGAGTGTCGGTGCGTGCATCGTGCATGGCGATCGCACCACACCAATCGCACGACGGGATCACATACATGGGGATCTGCTGGCAGCGAATGGCGCCGACCGCGCGGCCATAGCAGGCCATGATCTGGCGCATCACCCTCGGCGTACACCAGCCCTTCTCGCTCAAGTGGAAGTACCAGTCAACAAGGCCGGCAGCACTGTCCACGGCCTTGATGTCGTACTCTGATCCGTTCGAGAATTTGACGGTCGCCCACACCTTGTCGCCGTGCCGCTCCGCGCGGACACCGATCACGCCGATCATGCCTGCCCCCCATCTGATTTCTGGATCTCGTAGAACTGCATCCTCTCGGGCTTGAGCACGGTGTACATCCTCGAGGTCGGCCCCTGGCGGTTCTTGGCGATGATGATGTCCCGCTCTTCGGTCTCCTCGTCCTCCCTGTGGATCAGCGCAATCACGTCTGCCGCCGCCTCGAGGGCGCCGGAGTCGCGCAGGCTGTCCATGGACGGCTCGCCCTGCCCCCGCTTGAGTTGGCTGGCGATCACGACGGCGACGCCGGTCTCTCGCGCGAAGTCCGCCAGCATGTTGCCGACAACCTCCAGCTCCGTGTTGCGATTCGCGCCCTTGCCCACCAGGCGGCGCGCATAAAGCTTCTGGACGTAATCGATCAGCAGGACATCGAGCCGGCCCTGGCGCCGCCGCTGTCGCATGGCGTGGATAATCTTCTCGATGTCAGTTCCGAGCTTGTCGGCCATCACGAGGCGGTCGCTCTGCCGATTGACCATCTCGCCGGCCGCGCGCGTGAGCTTCGCCCACTCGTCTGCTGAGAGCTTGCCCTCGTTGATCCGCAGAGAGTTGATCCCGCTGGCAGATGCCGCCTCGCGCTTGGCGATCTCCAGAACGGGCATCTCGGCTGAAACCATGACGGCACAAGCGCCTCCGCGAGCCACGGCGTCGGCCATCTGCACCAGGAGGGTGCTCTTTCCGGCGGATGGCCGCGCCC